ACTCTAGTATCATTTGCCATAAATATCACTTCTCCTTTTATAAATTATTAATATCATCAACTACACTAAATTCATCTTCTGCCTTTATCTTGTTTGTTATAGCTTCTCTTTTATCAGATGCATCTACAAGAGTTGGCTTCCCTACATTCATAACTATTAAAGTTCCAACTAGATTATTAAAATCTTTTTTACCTATTACTTTTTCCATCTGAGCTAATGTTAAGTACTTTCTTTCATACAGCAGTTCTTCTGCGATCCCATTTTCTTTAAGTACTTTTATAGCATCATCTGTGTTTTTAAAACTTCTACTACCTCTACCATTAACAGCCTTCCAACCAGGAACATTATTTCCTTTTAAACTTTCTGCTAATGCATACTCTTTTAAATCTTCTGCCCATTTAGCTAAGTCTTGAGCCTTCTGCAGAATTTCTCCAATTTCTTCTAAAGATAATTGGTCTGCAGCTTTAAAATCATATTTCGCAAGTTCTAAATTAGCATTAGCTCTCTCTTTACAGGTAGCTTTAGCTTTACAAAATTTACAGTGTTCTCCACACTCAAAATCACCCTCGCCATTTAAAGCCATTACAGCCTTTTCTTGAGCTTTCTTAGCAAAGGTTAGTAAATAATCGAGACTACATTCCCAAGTGTCTATGCCTGTTAATCTTGGCTGTACGATTGACATTTTAATGTGCTCTATAGGGAATATCATTTCATAAGCGAGATATGCTCCTAATGCATACAGAAGTAACTGAGCATTATTTTCAACACTTACAGGAACACCTTTTCCATATTTAAAATCTATAACATGTAAGGTATCATTAGAGATTAGAATACAGTCAGCTGTACCAAATCCACCAGGAACATATTGTGAGAAATCTACTTTTTGTTCCACAGAAATATGTGGAGTAGTTTCATAGCTGTACATCTGTTCTTGTATAAACTCTACATACTCATCTGTGTAACCTTGCATTTCTTCTTGGTACAACTCTTTTTCTTTTAGCTTCTTCATAGCTGAAGTAAACTTTCTTGAAGTTAAACCAGGATCTATTAACTTTTTCACTTTTAACTCTGCTATCTCATGTGCTAGGCTTCCTTCTTTTGCATATTCACTCTCTACATCTTCAAATTGCTCACAGAGTTTTACAGAAGGTGGACAAGCCATCCACCTTGACGCACTAGAAGGTCCTAATAGTGCATGTGCCATTAAATATCAACTCCTAAATTTTTAAGTTCTTGAACAAAAGCTCCATAGTTTTCTTGAGGCAGAAAAGTTATAGCTTTAACTCCAAATTTGCCTAACAAATCTTTCATAGCTTTTCTGTTATTAACAACGTCTTTTGCTACCCAAGCAGCTGCTATATTCTGTAAGTCATCTGCAGTATACTCTGCAGTCTTTGTAGGTAAAGGAGTTGCTACAGCTACTGGTGCTTCTTCTTTTTTAGCTGGTGCTATAGGTAGTTTTTGAGTTGGAGCATCTTCTACCTTTTTAATTTCTTCTTTCTTCTCAACTTTTTTAGCAGTAGCATTATCTAAAGCTTCACCAACAGTTTTTTGTGTATTGATTATTACCTCAGTACAGTTAGCTTCTATGAACTCTCTTATTTCCTTTTTAACTTCTTCCACACTTCCAGTAAATTCAACTTTAACCATTTTTTATATCCTCCTATTTGCATTTTTTATTAATTTGTTGTAATATATAATCAAAATTTGGTTTGTTGTCTGTTGATGATGTGGTAGTCGCAACAGACTTTTTATTTTCCAGCATACTGAACACCTCCTTAAACTGCATAATTCCAAAGTTCTTTAATATTCATAGTTAGAGACTCACCTGTCATAATATTTGATAGAACTGCGATATCTCCATCTTCTAAAACTAATTCAAAATAATTTCCGTCTATTAAGAACATTTTTACTTCTTCTCCTTCTTTAATTTAGCCAATTTAATTCTTATTTTTGCTATATTCAAACCTGTTTTTGTGAGTTCTGGAACAGAGCTAATTAATCTACATTTGTTCAGAACTTTTAATTCGCTTCTAGTCACACAAATTAAATTGTCCACATCAAGATTAGTTTTATCTCCGTCAGCGAAGATAATTGCACAACCAGCAGGAACTTTCTTTTTATGATGCTGTTCCCATAAAATTCTATGTTTTAAAGCCCATTTTCTTGGATCTGCTATTTTTATAAGGGTATAACCCTCTGTATCAATTCTTTCACTTCCAACAGTTCTCCAATTTTTTGGCTTGTGCCCTTTCTTGAAAGAAGTTTTGTTAGCTCCCATATATCCATAAACACCTTTATTCCAGGGAATAGAGCCTTTTTTATAAAGACAACCTTTTGTTCCAGTATAGATTTTCTTTCTACTAAGGAGACTTTTTATTTTTTCTGCAGTTACTTTTAAATTAAATTTTTTATTGAAAAGTTCTGTTATTTCTTTATAAGTTTTCTGAGGAGCAACCTCTTTTAAAAATTCAATCATTTCATCAGTGTATTTTTTCATAATCTATCCCTCCAGCATTTCAGGAAGTTTAACATCTGCTCCTTGCATACTGTCTTTTGCCTTTATAGCTTGTAATGCAAGATGTCCATTCCCAACTATCGCAGTTGCTACACTTACCATAGCTTTTGTTCTTTTAACTTCTGTTTCTAATTTCTCCTCACTTAAATCTTCTTCGTTTAATCTTTCCATCTGAGCGAAAAGATAATTATTTAAATCATTTAATGTATTCTTCATTTTTTTATCCACCTTATCCATTAAATCCTTTCCATTCCCATAACTCGCCTTTACAGTTTCTAACTTTATACCTTAATCCCAAATCAGCTAAAACTGTTTTTAGAGTTGAACTTTTTCTTCCTAACTTCACCGCTAGCTCTTTTATTGTCATGTTTGCAGCATTCTCTTTTAAGAACTGTATTTCTGTTTCATTTAGTTCATAATTTTTTTTATCGAAGATGCATCTTCCTGTTAAGATCTTTCTAATTTTACTTTCACTAAGATGATATTTTTCCATTATCTTAGCTATAGATATTCCATTATTGAAATCTATGACTATATTTTCTTTATCAATATTTGATAAAAATTTTCTCTGATTTAAAAGTTCTAAATTATTTTCAGCTAAAGCTTTTTTTAATCTACCGTCACTGCAATTGAAGTGCCGTAATAACTTTGATATAGAGTACCCTTCTTGAACTTTCATTTTCAGTTCCACAGGGTTGATAGATTTTTTCATTTTACCCTCCTACGATATTTTTATATTTTTCTTTCACACTTGATTTATCTACATTGACATAAATCATAGTTGTATTTATATTCTGATGTCCTAAAACTTGCTGTATTTCTTCAACATCCATTCCCTTTTTCAACGCCATTGTTGCAAAGGTCCTTCTAAATCTATGGGGATGTACATTCTCAACAGCAGCTCGAGTTGCTATTTGTTTTAAAACTCTTCTGATGCCTGCACTGTCAATTTGAGAACCAAGTTTTTGATTTAAGTAACATCTATACATCATTCCATCAATTACCCATAAAAAAGGACTATTGAAATTGCCTCTTTCAGCTATATATTTTTTTATAGCGAGAGCAGCAACTGTGCTTATGAATGCAACTCCTTCTTTGTTTCCTTTTCTAACAACCTTGATTTCGTTTTTTTCAAAATCTATGTCTCTCATCTTTATGTTTGCAACCTCAGTTGCTCTAATAGCACTAGATATCAAAACTTCTAATATTGCTTTTTCAAGTGAAGATTTACAAGCCATTCTAAGTTTTTCTAACTCCAGTTGAGTAAATGCTGTTTTCTCAACTTTTTGTCCTTTTATTTTTTTAATTTTCTTAACTGGATTAATCATTATGAACTCTTCTTCATTTAAAAAAGTAAAAAATGAATTTAGAATCCGTCTAATGTTATCAACTGAAACTGCTTTCTGCTGATTCTTTTCTCTTTCTACAGCTAAATAAAGTCTTACATCGTCCGTTGTAACTTTTAAAAATGATTTTCTTATATACAATGAAAATAACTCAAGACAGTTTTTATAATAAGTTAAGCTTTTATCACTTAGATTTTCTGCTTTCTTTGTTAAAAAAAATCTTTTCCAAAGTTCAGCATTTGTCCTATCAGAAACAACTATCTCATATTTTTTTGAAACAATATCATAGTCTTTTAGATTAATTGTTATGATATTTTTTATTTTTTCAATTTCATCAGAACTGAAATCTCCGCTTTTGTCTATCTCAAAAGTTATTTGATTTAAAATTCCATTTTTTATATCTTCCATGTATTCTCCCTTCAAAAAAGCAGAGTCCCTAAAGTAAGCCAACTACCAAATGTTTCTCCAGTCAGTGCATTTTTATTCTCACATTTTGCGGCAACCCCTGTAAGTGATAACTGGATATATGCCATTTGAATAGCATTCTCATCTAAGTCACTACAAATAATCATTATGTTCTTTTGATAGTTAATTCCTTTTTCTTTCAGAACAGCTAGCATTGCTAGCAATAAACAAGCTGAACCACATGCTTGATCTGTTATTTTTATTCTGCCTTCTTCTAATTTCTTTATTACATCAGAAACTTGAGTCTCTGCCATCATCTTAGCTAAGTGAAAAGGTGTAAAAAATTGCCCTTTCATCTTGTTATGCACTCCTAATTGATGATGTATTTTTCCTAAGTAATCATCAATTCCTTTTTCTTCAAAAAGCATTACTAGCTCTGCATGACATTCATAAAACATTTGCATAGTTTTCTCTCCATGCTTCTCTTCTAATCTTTTAAATTTATCTTCTCTATCTTCATAGCCTTCTGTATTGCAAGTATTGCAATACGCATAGAACATGGCTTTTATCCAGTCAAAGAAGATTTCGTCATAGTTGTACTTTTGATCAGTACTTTGAATCTTCTTCACTATATTGTTTATTGAGATATCCATTTTTTCTTCTTTCTTCTTTATATGACTCAGTTTCGTTCCTCCAATATCTTTTTTAACTCAGCATATTCTTCTACTATATTTTTCACTTCTTCCTCTTTTACTTGAAAGTCATTAAATCTTGATGTTTCTTCTGTTATAGTTAGATTTCCTTTTAAAGGAACAAACTGATTATGAAAAATAACAATATAAGGATTTTTTAAACCTGCTCCAGGTTCACTTTCTAAAAAGCCAACAATTAAATCAGCTCCTTTTTTACAATCAAAACCCCATGACTTTTTACCACTTCTCATTCTAATAGATGAATATTTGACATCAATATAAAGTCCATTTAAGCAAAAATCAAAAACAGGATTATTCTTTTGCCAATATTTATTAGCATCAATAGCTTTAGGTACAAGTTTTTGAAAATATTCTTCAGCTTCTCCACCAAGTCTTGTGGATCTACCTCCATACTTAATTTTGTCTTGTATTTTTAATAATCCTGATGTAAGTAATATTTTATGAGCAACTAAAATAGGTAAACCACTTTTTTGAACAGCTTCATAAAAATTTCCACATTCTCTATAAATTTCAACTATTTTATGCAATTTAATCATCTCCTAGTAAATAAGTTACAGTTCCATTTTTTACAAACCAAAACTTTGAAACTGTGAAGTATAGGATGCATTTTCTTTTTACTTCTATTCTTTTTATAAGATGTTCATCATTTTTTCTTGATATATATTCAAATTTAGCTATTCCTGATTTTGTTTGAAGCAATATCTTATCATTTGGTTTTAAGTTAACATTTAATTGATTATTTACTAATTCTATTTTTTTCATTTTTCTCCTTGAAATCTTAAATTTTTTAATGTATAATTTAAGTAAAATATGTTACCTAAATATTTTTTCTTGAGACATCTGATTTGGTTTGGTCGCCTGGTTCAGATGTTTTTCTTTTGTATGCTGCTAATATGCTAGCTATTACCAATGCTAGTTTCTTCATAACTCTTCTCCTTTGTGCTTCATAAACCAATCCGCCAATTTTTCTTTTATAACAAGATGCTTTACACCAACCTTTACAAAAGGAAAATCGGCATATTCTCTAGCAATCTGTTTTAATTTTTGTAGCCCTATGCCAGTTAATTTAGCTGCTTCTGGCATTGTCAACATCATCTTTTCAGTCATCTTAATCTCTCCTTTTTCAGTTAATTTTTGCTGTCAACTGAGTAATAATATCTTGACATTTATTCTCATAATATGTTGAGTTATTGCATCTAGCATCATCAGATTTAAAACCTAAGATTTCATTTCCATCAGCATCTATAAAATGTTTTATTTCAGGAGATATCAAAACACGGCAGATGTCATCTCCTTTATTCATAACTACATACCCTAGATACTCTTCTGTTATATTGTTGTAAGTTATGACTAGTCTGTGATTTTTGAAGATGATTTCTTTTACAGACAGCTTTCCTTTTACAATTTTCATTCTGCACCTCTCCAAAATAATTCTTTAATTTCTTCTACCAAGTCTTCCAATACACCTAAAAACCATAAGACCTTATACTTTATAATGTTAGCAATGCTAGCTTTTCTGAACTTTTCATTTTTCATTGTTGCCCTCCATTTTTTGATATGCTTCCATTATTGCTACCACATCTTTTAGTTTTGCAGTAGTAGGAAATGGTATGATTTTTATTAATCTCAAAAATTCATTTCTATGTATTCCCATTTTTTCTCCTTTTTCTTTTGTGGTATAATCATCTCAGAGGAGGTGATTACTTTGAAATCTTTTATTGAATGGTTAAAAACATCTTAGTACCTAAACTCTGATAGTATTAAAGGTGATATTGCTAGAGATATATTAAGAGATAAGACTTTCCCTGATACATCTGAAGAAGACAGATTAGTATCTTATATGAATAGCAAGTTAAAGTATGGAGCTTTAGCACCTATATCAGAATTTAAAACTATTTATAAATCCTATTTAGCTTATATCAACAAGGATAACTAAACATTTATCTGGAATATCAATTTTTTCATTTCTTGAGGAATACTTACCCTTAATTTCAATATCATATTCCTCGTATATTCCAGCTTTAAAAATTTGTACTTTCTCACCATTATTTCTTTCCATAACTTTTAATATTAAAGTTAAATCTTCTCTCGTTAGTTTCTTATCTTCTATGAGCTGATTTAACTTTTTTATTTCTTCTGTTGTTCCTTCTACCTTAAATCTTCTATAAATATTTTCCATATGCCACACTCCTATTAATTTACATACCCTAGACTTTTTACATTTCCATTAACAATTTCTATAAATTGACTACCTTGCTTTTTACATATTTGATAGATTTCTTTGTAGCGTATTTCATTTTCCATAGAACTTGTTATTACTCTTGTAAACATATCTTCTAGTTGTCTTATTATCATCAATATCCCGAA